GACCAAAGGTGTAATAAAAAACATTGAGGATAAGTCAATGCTATTTTCCGAACAAGTAAATAAGACCACGGAAAAGAAGCTACGGAAAGCATTAAGCGAGGGAATATCAGAGGGAGAGGGAGTGTCAGGATTATCAGAAAGAGTTTCAGGAGTTTTCAAAACAAGAAGCAAATCAGAAGCAGAGAGGATAGCACGAACAGAAGTAATATCAGCTTCAAATGGTGCGGAGTTAGACGCATACAAACAAAGTGGAGTCATAGAAAGAAAGGAGTGGTTAGCAGAGCCAGATGCTTGTGAAATATGTGCAGCATTAGATGGAGAGCAAGTTAAACTAAATAAAATGTTTAGCGGAGGGTTTGATTATCCTCCCGCGCATTGTAACTGCCGATGCACTATTTTGCCTGTTATTTCTTAACTTTACTTTTATTTAAAAATAGGGCATAATAAAATAATGAGAAAAAATGGAAAGACAACTAAATGTGCTTGGTGTGGGAAAGAGATTTATAGGATAGAAAGCAGATTAAAAAAGCATAATTATTGTTGCGCTTCTTGTCAGATGAGATATAGATATGCTCACGGATTAGACGGGAAAAAGATTACCCAAAAAGCACACGAAGTTTTGAGAACAAAAGGACATTACAAAAGAAATAATAATTATCTTTATAAAAGGAATCCCGCTAAAAAACCAGAAGTAAAAGAAAAGATTAGACTATCAAAATTGGGTGTTCCAGTTCCCAAGTTACAAGGAAAGAATAATCCTAATTGGAAAGGAGGGGTAGACAAGGGAATTTGGCACACTAAAGAATATCATCAATGGCGTATGTTAGTTTTTAAGAGGGATAATTTTACTTGTCAGGAATGTGGCGACAATAAGGGTGGGAACTTAGAAGCACACCACATTAAACCAAGATACTTATATCCAGAATTAATCTTTAACGTAAGCAACGGTAGAACTTTATGTGATAAGTGCCACAAGAAAACATCTACTTACGGCAATAGAGTTAAACTTCTACCAGTCATAGAATAATCATTTGACAATAATTATTTATGAATCTAAAATAAATTAACTAGGGGCAAAATTATGAAACTTTACACATCGGCATCAGTAAAATCAATAGACAAAAAAGAAGGTATCTATGAAGTTATGATATCGTCTGGAGAAGTTGACAGAATGGGCGACACAATAAACCCAAAGGGTTGGTATTTGAAAAACTATAAAAAGAATCCAGTTATACTTTGGTCACACAGTAGCGGAGGAATGTTTGGCACAGCAATTCCGCCAGTAGGGAGGGCTGATAGAACTTGGCTTAGAGACGGAAAGGAATTATGGCAGAAGCAAGTGTTTGCATCAACGCCTTTTGCTCAAGAATTGAAACTTCTTGTAGATGAGAAATGTTTGAGTGCTCAAAGTGTAGGTTTTTTGCCATTAGTTGAAGATGAGAAAAAGGGGAGTATGGAAATGGAAGGAAAAATGTATAGGAGAGTTCTTGATAAGGAATTGAAAGCATATAAAGAGAAAGGTTTTGTGGAAATTAATGGGAAAACATATAGCAAAGATGGAGAACATTTTGACAAACAAGAATTGTTAGAGGTTAGCTGGGTTGATGTTCCAGCTTTACCAAGTGCTTTGGTATCAGCTAAAAAAATGAATCTTGGATTAGTTACTAAAGCATTAGAGCAAGAGATTAAAGAGAATCCGAATGATGAGGAAAAAGAACCAGAAAAAGAACCAGAAAAAAAAGTAGAGGAAGTAAAAACCGAAAGTAAACCGAAAGAAGAATTACCGGAAGATGATAGCTTGGAAAAAAGAATATCAAAGTTGGAGGAAGTTATTAGTGATCTTCAGGAGGTAAAGAATCCTAAAGACGCTACTCCAAAAGAAGATGAAAAAGGTCGCGACTCATTTGTCAAACCGAAAAGCAAGAAGTCCGAAACGGAACGAATGCTGATTATGTTTGATAAGATGATAGAAACATTATTAAGAAAACTAAGGCAATAAAAAATGAAAATTAAAAGAAAAAACGGAGATGTAGAGGAAGTAGAAGATGATACAAAATTACAAGATGGAGAGGAAGAAGTTGTTGATGAAGAACCAAAGAAAGATGAGGAGGAAGATAAGCTGAACAAAACCATTGACACTAAGATTGATAGAATTGTCAAAGCCATTAAGGACTCACCTGTCAGAAGTAAAATAATTGGTGCAGAACTAACTATGGAGAAATCTATATTAGAACCTGATCCTCTTATGAGGAGATTAAGACCATTTGTTAAACTTTCTGGAGAAATGGAGAACTTTGTTTCTGGTGTTAGAGAGTTAGCCAAGACAGGAGTTTTGACTAAGACAAAAGCACTTCAAGAGAGTGATGATACTGCCGGAGGATTCCTCGTTCCAGAGGAGTTTCAAGCAGAAGTTATCAGATTCGCTACTGAAGCCGCGGTTGTTAGACCAAGAGCAAGGGTAATTCCAATGAAAAGCAATAGTTTAACCTTACCAAAGTTAGATCAATCCAACTACAAGTTTGCTGGTATTGATATTCATTGGGAGGGCGATGAGGGCGATGAAAAAGAGGAAAGCCAACCAAAGTTTGGCAGAATTACATTAAAGCTCGGAAAGATGATAGGACTTTGTCCTGTATCTGATGATCTTCTTAGTGATTCAGCAGTAAACTTGGCTAACTTTTTAGTCGGTATCTTTGGAGAAGCAATTGCTTACGAGGAGGACAAACAGTTCTTGATTGGTAACGGAATGAAGAAACCTATGGGGATCGTTAACTGTGGAAACCCAAGGGCAAGAACAGGTGCAGGTTGTATTGTGTATGAGGATTTAAAGCATATGATTGAGGATTTACCAGCTTGGGCTGAAGGTGGCGCGGGTTGGATTCTTACGAAAGCTGCTTTAACAGAAATCCTTGATATCAAGAGTGGTATCTATACTGGTGCTGCGGTTGACCAGACAGAGGGTTTCCCATTATTTCTCCCTGGGTTCAGCATTGCTGCAGGAATCCCTAAGACTATCTTAGGTTTCCCTTATGCACTAACTGATAAGTTACCAGCGGTCGGAAATAAAGGTGATATAATCCTTGGTAATCTCTCATCTTATTACATCGGTGATAAGGGAGGATTAGCTGTCGCTTCTTCAATCCACGATAGATTCAGATATGACGAAACAACCTTTAGGTTTGTAAAGAGGGTTGACGGACAATGTGCTTTGAAGAATGCCTTTGTTGTTCTTGATGACGCTTAAACTAAGTAAATAATACTATGAATTCAAAAGATTTATTGAACAACTCAACGCAAGTAGCTTTTATTCCTACGGAGGAATTAGCAGTAGATGTTGAGTCGGGTGCTATCACAGATTTGTTAGGGATAGGTAGGAAAATTCTAATGACCATCAATGCAGGAACTCCTGCTGCTGGTGCATTGAATAATGTTGTTGTATACGAAAGTAATATGGCTACATTTACAGATCCAGTTGGAGATGAGGTTCTTGACGCAACCGGGATTGACATTAGTCAAACCACGATGACACTTCACGCCACAGACGGGGTAGGTTATCCTCTCTATGACTTTGATATGATTTTAACTTCGGGAGAAATCGTTACTGTCAAAGAAAGGGTTGGAGATTTGTGCTACATTAGGAGAGCGCAAAGAGGCACAACTGCCACTGTTCACGCTGGAGGTGCTACCGCAAGATTGAGTCCAAGAGTGCTTCATACATTTGCAGAGATTGATGCAGCATCACTCGTAGAAGCCGATTTGGCTCCGGGGAGTAGATATGTAAGAGTCGTTTGCACTGTTACTGTTGATACATTCCTAACGAGTGTAACCGGACTTATTTACTTGGAGAGAGAGATCCCATCAGGAATCTAACAAAGTAAATAAAATGGCACATACAAGAACAAGATATCCGAAAGGAAAAGCGACAAGTGAAAAAAAAAGCAAGAAAGGAAAAAAAGAAAGAAAATAAGAACATCAAAAAACACTTACCTTGATAGAATGATGAGTGTTTAGGGGATATGGCTATCTCTGATAGCTGGGGATAGCCAATTCTATCAAAGAACAGAATTATTAGTCGATAATTCTTGTATAAAAATAATAACGATATAAAATTATGGCTGCTACAGTTGCAATAGCCGAGTTCAATACAGCTGGGGAAACCAAAACCGCCAGTATTACTAACACTAATATGGGCGATACCGATGCTGTCAACTTAGATCCAGTAGCTTATCCTGTGACTCCGGGAAATTATACCTATGAGAAATGGCAAAAGATTGAGGTAACTGCAATGGGTGGTTCTTCATCTATTG